GGATAGGCTGGGACGAACTCGGAACGTGGGCATCCGATAAGCCCTACCGGATGATGAAAGCGCGGCTCAGGTGCGCGCAGTATCCCATCCCCAACATGCGGATCCGCTCGAGCGCGAATCCTGGGGGCCCTGGGCATCAGTGGGTGAAGGCCTACTTCGGCATCGACCAGTATCCCTTGGGTGGCCAAATTCTGACTCCCGAGGATGGCTCCGGCATGCGCCGGCTCTTCATCAAGGCGCGCCTGTCTGACAATCGCATCGGCATCGCGAACGACCCGCGGTATACCGATCGCCTCGAAGGACTGGGCTCACCGCAGTTCGTCCGAGCGCTCAAAGATGGCGACTGGGACATCATCACCGGGGCATTCTTCCCCGAGTTCTCGGCGACCAAACACATCGTGCGGCCATTTGCGATCCCGGCGCACTGGGTGAGAATCCGAGCGGGGGACTGGGGATCAGCTAAACCCTTCTGCATCCTCTGGCTCGCCGTGTCAGATGGATCGCTCAATCATGTTCCACGTGGAGCACTCGTCGTCTATCGGGAATGGTACGGCTGGAACGGCAAACCGAACGAAGGCTGCAAGATGCCGGCCGGAACGGTTGGTAGCGGGATCCTCGAACTTGAGACCGTCAACGGCGAGCGCGAGAAGATCGACGATGCGGTGATGGACCCCGCCGCCTTCTCGACGGATGGAGGGCCATCAATTGTCGAGCGCATGGGGACTGCCGTCTCCTGGCGCCGGGCGGATAACAAGCGCATCGCCCAGGCTGGAGCCATGGGCGGCTGGGATCAGGTGCGCGAGAGACTGACGGGCGATGAGCGCGGCCCGCAGCTTCTGATCTTTTCAAACTGCACGCATCTCATTCGGACGCTTCCCGGGCTTCAGCACGATAAGCACCGCGCCGAGGATGTCGATACTGATGGTGAGGATCATGCCCCCGATGCGCTTCGCTACGGCTGCATGGCTCGCCCCTTCATCCGCAACGCCCCGAACACACCGCCCGCCAAATGGGAGACGCAGATGACCATTGACGAGCTGGTGAGACGGCAAGCGCGCCGACGCCTGGAAGAGTGATGGCGAAGAAGGTCGTACAGGCCGCCTCTGCGAAAGAGGTGGCTGCGGCGCGGCGTTGGCAGCGGGAGATCTCCGTCGCCGGCCGGCGCGAGAAGGACTGGCGCGACTATGCCGAGAAGGTCGTCAAGCGCTACCGGGCCGAGGAGCGGCGAAAAAACTCGTTCAACGTGCTCTGGAGCAATACGGAAGTCCTCCGGCCTGCGATCTACAACTCAAAGCCCCAGCCCGATGTCCGGCGGCGCTTTCGGGACGCCGACCCGTTGGGTAAGGCGGTGGGCGAGGTACTCGAACGCTCGCTCTTCGTGATGATCGATGGGAATGGGACCGATGCGGCGCTCAGGAACGATGTCCTCGATGCGCTACTCCCGGGCCGTGGGCTCTCGCGCATCCGCTACATCCCGAAGCTCGGTCGCGGTACGGCCCCCGATCAGCCGCCGCAAACGACGAGGGACGAGGACGATGACGGAGTAGGCGGCTCACAGCCCCCGGCCGACAACGAGGAATCGCTCGAGCAGGTTGAGGACGAGCAGACCATCATCGAGCACGTCGATTGGCACGACTTTCGGCATGGGTTTGGTCGGGTCTGGTCCGAGGTGCCGTGGGTCTCATTCCGCCACAAGCTCACGAAGAGCGATGCCGTCAAAAAGCTCGGGTCAGACGGCATCAAAGGCATCGAGTTCGCCCAGCCGCAGATCGAGGACGAGAAGCAATATCACCAGGAGGGCGCGGAGACCGCGAAGGTCGCCGAGTTCTGGGAGGTATGGGACAAGGAGGGCGAGAAGGTCTTTTTCATCCACGAGAAGGCCGAGCGGCTGATTTTCCCGATAGCGACCCCGAAGGGCGAGCCACCGCTTGACTTCGAGGGCTTCTTCCCCTGTCCAGAGCCGTTGATGATCGTCGAGAACACCGGGTCACTCCTGCCGATCTGTCTCTTTTCGCTCTACGAGAATCAGGCGAACCAGCTCGACAAGATCACGGCCCGTATCGACAAGATCGTCGCGGCGCTGAGGCTTCGCGGCGTCTACGACTCGCGTATCGCTGAGCTGCGCGATCTCACGGCCGCTGATGACAACGAGATGGTGCCGACGCAGAACGCGGCGATGTGGCAGGACGCAGGCGGCCTCGAGAAGGCCATAGCCTGGATGCCGGTGGAACAGGCGGCAAAGGTACTCGAGGCGCTCTATGACGCCCGCGACCGTCAGAAAGTCATCATCGATGAGATTTTGGGGATATCGGACATCGTCCGCGGGGCGACCGATCCCGATGAGACGTTGGGCGCGCAGCGGCTGAAGTCGAACTACTACTCCGTTCGTCTTAGACGGATGCAGGACGCCGTCAAGCGGTATGTCTGCGACCTCATTCGCTTGGCCTCCCAGACGATCGCCGCCAAGTATGGAGTCGACACCTTCCAGAGAATGACGAATCTCTCATTCCCGACCGCGCAGCAGAAACAGCAGCTGCAGGCGAAGTTGGCGTTGAGCCAGCAGCCGCAGATGGGCATGGCGCCACAGCCACCTCCACCGCAACTCGTACAGGCGCTCAAGGTGCCGAGTTGGGACGAAATCATGGAGATGATGCATTCGCCGGCCTTGAGACAGTTCCGGATCGACGTCGAGACCGACTCCATGATCGCCGGGACGCTCGAAGCGGACATGGGCGGCCTCTCTCAGCTCATGCAGGCCATCGGGCAATTGATGACCGAACTAGAGCCGCTGGTGCAGTCAGGGGCACTCCCGATTGATGCCGCCAAGGAACTCGTGATGTGTGTCATCCGCCGCGCGCGGATGGGCACTGCGGTCGAGGACGCCTTCGACAAGATGCAGCAGCCCAAGCCCCCGCCAAATCCCGAGCAGATCAAGGCGCAGGCCGGCCTGCAGCAGGTGCAGGAGAAGGCTCAAGCGGACATCCAGGTCGCGCGGATGAAGGCGCAACTCGATGCCCACGTCGCGCAGATGGAGCAGCAGGCCCAGGCCCAGCAGAACGCCCAGGAGCAGGCGTTGGAAGCCCATCGGGATGCGCAGAAGCAGCAGTTTGAAGCCATGCAGTCGCGCCTCGATGCGTTCGTCAAGATCATCGTCGCGACGATTGCGGCGACGAAACAGCCGGACGCCGCAGTCGAGCCCAAAGCCGATCAAGTCGTGGGGAATGCGTGATGGGCGTGGTGAGACTTCGCCGCCGGTACAACCCGGCGACGGGCGAGATGGAAGACGTCGTGCCCCAACTCCAGAGCGTCGATGCGCCCTTTGTCTGGGATGACCTGCCGGGCTACGAATCTCCGATCGATGGGCATTGGGTCGAGGGACGACGCGCGAGACGCGAGGATTTGAAGCGCAACGGCTGCCGACCGTACGAGGGACGCGAGCAGGAGATGAAGGAAGCCGCGAAGGCCCAGGAGCGCAACGCTCAACAGACCGAGCGCATCGCTGAGCGACTCACGCATCAAGCGTGGGCGCAAATGCCCCCCAGAATCAGAAAGGCCCTACGGGGCTGGTAATCGAGGAGCGGAAAACCCGTGCCTGCACTCACCGACAAAGATATCGACGCCGAAATCGCATCCGACTGGCAGGAGATCCTCGCCCGTCAAGCGGAAGATGAGCCCGAGGTGCCAGAGCCTGCAGAGGCAGAGCCGGCCGAGGAGATTCCCGCCGAGGAGCCGGCCGCTGAAGCCGCGCCTGCAAAGGCAACGCCGGACCGCAAGCCCAACGGTCAATTCAAGCCGAAGCCGAAAGAGGCAAAGTCAGAGACGCCTGAGCCGGTCCCTGTCGAGGAGCCGCCACAACCCGAGGGCCAGCAGCGCGATACCTCGCGCGCGCCCTCTACGTGGCGCCCGACAGCCCGGGCCGAGTTCGCAAAACTCCCGCCCATCGTGCAGGCCGAGATTCACCGGCGGGAATCTGACTTCATGGCCGGCCAGAGCCAGCTTTTGCCCGATGCGAAGTTCGGCAAGGAGATCCGCTCGGTCGTCGAGCCGTATCGGATGCTGATCGAATCCGAAGGCGGGACACCAGAAAGCGCGGTGCAGGAACTCCTGCGCACCGCTGCCGTCCTTCGCACCGGTACGCCGCAGCAGAAGTACCAGACGATGGCCGCGGTCGCGCAGCGCTACGGGATCGACCTTCGCGCCTTCGCACCGCGCCCTGCGCAAGGAGGACAGCCTGGCACTCAGCCCGCACAGCAGCAGTTCCGTGACCCCCGGGTCGATCAGCTCCTGCAGCAGATGCAGAGCGAAGTGCAGAGCCGCCAGCAGACCGAGCAGAAGACGGTCGAGGATGCGGCCACACGCTGGATGAATGAAGCCGACGCCGAGGGTAACCCCAAGCGTCCCTACGTCGCCGATGTCATCAACGAGATGACAGCGATGATCCCGCACATCAAAGCTGCGGACCCCACTTTGACTCACGCGCAGGCCCTTGAATCTGCGTATGAGCGGGCGATCTGGGCACACCCCGAGATCCGCCAGCTGCTCG